CCTACCTCACTTGTTTCATCTTTATCTAGGTAAGAACGGAATCCGCCAAGCCTAGTGATGAGTTTCTTGATTGCGCGATTATGTCTCATGCGTGCAGCATCATCACTAGGTAAGGCGAGTTCTGTAGCAATATCTCCGTACGACAATGAACCTGCATACTTGTGATAGAGAATGTGTCTATCCTCTGTACTTAATTTCAGATATGCAGCCTTAATCTCAGCCATCATAGCCATCATGTTACCGCCTTCGGCTGGTGCAGATGGTTTTCCAGGCATACCTAAGTTAAGTACTGGCGCTTCTGTTACATCTCCACGAAGTACGGCTGGTAACAACGCTTCAATAACATCTGCATCATAAAAGTACAGGTCAGACATCTCATAGCCCAATGACTTAGCCTTCCAATGCTGGCAGTAATCTAGGGCTTGATTGCGAAGCGAACGATACAGTAAATTCTGAGCAGACTTCTTGGAGAAGCCTTCCCATTCAGTTAACTTCTTAGGGTGCGACACAAACCATTCGTAGAGCGACTGCTTGATGTCATCCCGAGTAACCATCGTGAATTTACGATGATACTCATCTGCCACATGTGCAACAATATAATCCCAAGGTTCAATGCGTTCCCAGTTCATCGACCCCACACCTTACCTTCCACAATAAATGACCCATCCTTGGCAATTGGAATCGTAACTGGAACTACTGTACGACCATCGACATACAACATACCGAACCCTTGTTGCCATGTGAATAATCCGCCCTTAATATACTTTGCTTCCTTGTACTTCATGAGGTTTCCAACTTCCATACCCCAGACGGTTTGCGGAGTAGACGAACCGTATGCTTGAGTATGATGAGCCAGACCCATGCGGTGCGTGTGACCACACACTACCGACTTGCCTGTACGCATCGCTAAACCTAGGGCTGTAAGCCCTCCAGTAGACTTCATAGCGCCTTCATCACCATGCATGAGTAACCAGTTAGGTGCTAACTCATAAGGCTTCTCATGATATGTAGCACCGATGTCTGGCAGGCGAAGGAACTGTGGTAAGTCCAACTCGGGTAGCCCGAGTAACCCAGGCGCACGCATCATCACTGTGTTATACAATCGGTCCGTGTGGTTTGACCGAATGATATGCTTTACCTTGAGCGACTCGAGCACCCGAGTTGTTTCGTCTCTATCCCGACCGATAGAACGTTCATACTCTAAGGGAGTACCCTTTGACCATTTTGAAATAGTCTGCATATCCATTTCGTCACCAACGGATACTACTTCGGTTGGCTTGTAAGCCTTAATAAAAGCAGCAAGGTTAGCAACGGCACGCTTATCGTGATAAGGTATTTGTAAATCGGACACGCAGACTATAGTTTTCATGGCTTCTTTTTAACCGCTTTCTTAGTAGTCTTCTTGGTAGTAGGCTTAGCGCGACGCTTGTTCTCTAGCGCAACGTTATCTTTCTTTTTAAGAACGCGTAAATTCGCAATGCGGTCGTCACCAGCACGACCCTTGTTATTCTTGTGGTCTACTTCCGAGTCTTTCGGGAGGGTTTTACCCGTTGCTTTCTCATAATCCACGCGAGCCTTATTCGAAGACGTAGTGGTAGTAGTGCCGTCCTTTTTCTTGCGCTTAAAGACATAGATTGGTCTCCCACCGTTTTGTTTGCTGCCCTTGTATGGTCCAAAGATTTTCATTTACTCATCCTTAATCTCTTGAGTTCTTTAAGTATTTCAAATAACACAACCACTATTGCATCTTTAGAATCTTCTATATCGTATGGCAAAAGGAGTTCGTTGAGTTCCTCTGGGGTTCCTTTCATTCGTTATCCCATTGCCCTCTCAGTACTAGCAATCCGATGATTGCATAGTTTGCCATATCCTTAAATGAATCTTCTAGCGACTCATGCTCTGGGTCAGCACCACTATCAACTAGGTTGTTGATGCGTGCTAACTTGTCATGCATTCTCACGCGCAATCCATTGACTGCACCGCCAGGGGCTAGTGAGATATTCTTAGGACCATAGTCTCTATGTTTACTAACGAGCAATTCAGTCAACTCATTAACTGTATTGTCTAGATGTGTCTCGAGATGTAACTCGCGTACTATGCTCACTTATCCCCCTCTAGTAGTTCTTTTAATTCCTCATCTATATCTACCATGTGTTGCTTGATAATTGCATCTTCAACCAACTCTTTCATCTGCGTTACATCTGTCTGTGCTGCGTACAATGTAGCGTATGTCATCTCGGTAATATCTTTGACAAGTGCTACATCTTCTGCATTCCTATACAGTTTCTCTAGTAAGGAACCGAGGAGTAACGAGTAACCATTTGGCAGTTTAAGTATCGGGTCAAAGACATCATCATCATCCTCCATTAAGTGATTGACTGCATCAAAGATGTTATCAAATTGTGTGCCACATATCTTGCACTGCGGAATCTCAATCAATGTTCAACCCCATCTTTTCTCTGATAAACTGCGAGCCGTATTTAATGTAAGCACTGTTGACATCTTCTCCATCTCCAAAGGTAACTGTTGTAACTGGAAGTTCTCTCGATAGACTTGCTGCAAACTCGCGCCCTGGCGCATCTCCATCAGCAAAGACAAAGACTCTCTCGAAGTCTGCAAGCAATCTTGTATAGTGTTTCTTCCATGAGTTTGCTCCAGGAACTCCAACGCATGGGATTCCGACTAAGCGAGACATAGTGAGAGTGTCTAACTCTCCCTCGCATACGCCAATCCAATCGCCAGCAATCTCGATATCAAGTACATTGTACATACGAGTATCGACACCAGTCATGCCCATATACTTAGGCTCAACGGCAGGATTAAGTGAGCGGAAACGCAAATCGACAACGCCAGTCTTTGTAATGTAAGGTATGCTGAGGCGACCAATGTATTGCTCATGTCCAGGTTCAGGCTCCTCTACTACGCCTAATCGCGCCAGACGCGCTACTTCCCTTGTTATTCCCCGACTTGCTAGGTAATCTTCCGCCTGAGAGATGCTTCCCGCGTACTTGCTGGCTGCTCTCCCCAGTAATTCCTTCTGCGATAGACTTTGCTTCACGTATATCACACCTTTCCTGTTTAGCAATTATTTGAATGCTATTGCCTTGCATACCACACGCGAAGCAATTAAATATATTCTGTTTTGTATTAAAACTTGCACTTGCATGACTATCATTATGGAACGGACACTTGATGTTGACTTGACCAGATGAGCGGTTGATGTTGGCACCGTAGTGCTTCAACACCGCCACTATGTCTGGTAAGTCATCCACCAAATACATCGCCCAACCTTAATACTAGATACGAATCTGCTATTGACTTGCCTCTTGCTTTAATTACTAATGCCGCCAGTAGTCTGGTCTCTCCCAATGCTCTTGCTTCGGCGTAGTGCTTCGCTTCGGTTTGGGCTTCTCTTGTCCATCCACTGAGGTCAATGGCGTTACCCGCGCCTGGCGCTTTACATTCGATAACGCCAATTCCACCAAGGAAGCCTGAGCGTACAACAACGTCGCCCTCATCTTTTGCACCTGTTCGAGCAAGTCGCTCAGAATCGTATCCATTTGCTCGAAACCAGTCTCTGATGTCTGTTTCATATGTTGCTCCTCTAGCCTTATGGCTTTTTCTAGTTGTCATACGTTCTCTGGAATATCGTCTATGTACATGTACTCTGGATTAAATGCTAACCAAGTCATGAGAGTTCCATTCGCATCTGCTCTTCCGTAGCGATTCTTGACTGATGCCACGCCCATCGATGTGCCAACTGTGCCAAGCGTGCATATGAGGGCAGGTAACTGAGAAACTTTCCCTTGTATTGCGCTTCTTGGCTGACAAGGATTCCCAGGAACTGCTTCTGAAGTGTGATGTAGTACCACAATCGCAGCGTTAGTGTCTCTCGCAAGGAACTTCAACTCCTTCATAATTGCACGCATAGAAGCGAACTCTTCGCCTCCATCTGTTGCAACATCCATAAGGTTGTCCAAGACAATGAGGTGAGGACTGCATCCCCATAGTTCCTCAAAGGCTTGAACTTCCTCATCGATGTCTTCTAAGGTTGGTGATGATTCGAAGGACCAGACTATATGGTTTCCTTTTTGGAGGACTGCTTTAGTCCAGCCAACATCAGTATTAAGTTTCTGTTCCACATCTGACTGACTCTTCCCCGAAATCATAGATGCTAGGCGCATAGCCATCGTGTGTGCATTGGTATCCGCAGATATGTACAATGTTGGCACGTTGGTTTTGAGTGCAAGCGCTAGGGCTAGTGTTGATTTACCAGCCCCAGGAGCACCTGCAAACATAGAAACTTCTGAACGACGAATGATAATCTTATTCGCTTCGAATGCTTTAAACGAACTAGGTAAAGGTTCCCCTCCAATAGAGGCACGTCCTACAGAGCGTACTAGTGTTCTCATTGGTACCCTTTCCTAGTTAATTTAAAATGGAAACTCTTCTGGTATTAGTTGACTGGCTTGCATTGGTCCGCGCCCTGAGGCATCGGACAGACCCACATCGCGTACGGGTTTCCCGTCTTGCTTGAGATTCCCGACTTGTACTTGCGAGGTCCGTGCTGACATGTCGGTCCACCCTGTTGTTGGGTTACTGGAGCCGTAGCGGACGGAGCCGATGCCTGGGGTGGTGCTGAGTAAGGCGGTGGCGTTGTGCTTTCGGTGGAAAGCGATGTCGATAAAGGGGCGGCTGTGCCTACCCCCGATAGTAAGCGTTGCGTTGCAGCAATCTGTGTGGCAAAGTCACCAATGCCTTCTAGTAGTACACTTAGTTCATCCGCTGATTGCGCACGAACGTTGATGAGGTCGCCTGAGTTTAACTTGTATGATACTTGTAACTTCCAGTCTTCGGCCATTTATTTATCCTTCTTTATAGAGAATTGACAGTACTCGGTTAAACCGCACATGTACTGGCAACTGTTTGTGTTGGGCAAGAATATCGCAGCCTTGCGGGCAGCGTCGAATTGCGTGATTAGATACTCCATCTTTTCGTACGTGTACTCAGAGAGGTCTACCATCTCGGATATGTTATTACCGCGAGACATGTAGTAGGTACCCCACTTGACCTCAATACCGAACTGTTCTTCCAGTCCTAGTTTATAGAAGCCAAGTTGTAGACTGCTGGTTGGCGTGTTCTGTGATGTTTTGAGGTCAACGATGACCAATTCCCCATTGACTTCGAATACGCGGTCAATAATCATCTTGACTGGTACGTCGTTGACGACAGGGGTTAGCGCAAGTTCGATGCCTGGATTGCCATCTGGTGCTGTCCAGATTTTCCAATCAGGGTTAGTCTTGCGCCATGCGATGTAGCCTTCCACCCAACGTGGACCTGCTGATTGCCAGAATGCTTGGTCTTCCTTATTAGGGTTAGCCTTAGTAGCACGACCACCAACGCGAGCATTGGTTAGGTCGACATCGCCCTTACATAGGTCCCAAGCAGTAGACCATAGTGAATTCGGCGTACTCACATGTTCTCCTTATCGTAGTTCTCACATGCTAGGTGGAATGCTGAGCCTCCAACGGACCAGACGGATGGGGCTTCTTCCTTGTTGAGGAGTCTGCCGAGATAGTACTGATACCCACAGGTTAAGTAGGTTGTGAACGCAGAGTAGGACATATGCTCTGGTAGTGTATATTCTTCTAGTTTGATTGACATAGGTAGAAGTATACAGATGGGTAGGGGTATCGTCGCCTTCCGACGCTAGGGTACTGGCTCTGTATACTTAGTTATGTAAGTAATTATATAAAGGCCTTCGGCCTTATATGATAATAATATATATTATATCTAAGGAGTACTATGTCAAATTTCATTGTAACGTTTTCAGCAGCACTACTAGGTATCGGTACCTTCTACCTACTAGAGGCAGTATACTATGACATCAAGGCACGCGTCCGTGGCAGGCAGTATACGCTATTCCTTGAGGAACTTGAAGAAGAACTAGAATAACCTCCAGAAACGACAAAAGACCCCCTCGCCCTAGTGTAATCACTAAGGTAAGGGGGTTTCTTGTCTTAAAAGAGCCTTGGGAGGCTTATTAGGGCTACTTCTTGGTGCCTAGACCAAATGCGTCGTCGTTCTTATCAGCCCATTTAATGGCTGGTGCTGTCAAGGCAGCGATGATTGCTGCATACTGTGGTGCTAGGTCTGTTACTAGTTGGACTCCAGTAAATACGGCAACTGCCGCTACTGCTGTAGCCCAAGCCTTAACTGCCTTAATCTGCTTAGGATTTAGGAACTTCTTCATTTGTTCTCCTTCTTTGGTAGAGGCTTAACTGCTGCCTTTACCTTGTTGATGGTTGTTGGCTTCCCCAACCAAGGGAACCAATTGGAAGTATCATTTCCGCAGTTATCCTTGATTGAAATGTGGACGTGCTTGTTGTGCTTATTGGAACCAGTGTACTCACGGTCTCCCTTTTCAGCACTCCAAATGCGTCCCTTAAAAATTAAATACTTAACTCGCTTGTCAGACTTTAGGTGAGCGTAAACTTCATGTCCGTTGATACCAAAGGTCTCATCGTGGGTTAGGTCTACTGCGTATCCTGTGTTGTGGTCTGAGTCAGGATTCTGATTTATATGAGCAGCAGATGGTAGGAGCCCATCGCTGGCTTTCCCCCGCTTTGGCTTGAGTGCCGTCGCTTGGCGCAGAACAGCAATTGCAGCAGGAGTGGCTTTCTTGGCTACAGGTTTCATTCATGTCTCCCCTTGTGTAACATCATCTGATACAGGATTTCTACTTTGTCTTCTAATCTTGTGACAGAATCTTTTAATGAACTGCCAGAATTGGGCTTGAGTTCGTAAAGGTAATGCTTAACTAGCCATCTAACAGAACCTGCAAAAGCAGATACAATTGCTATAATTGCTACGATTAAGCCAGCCCAATTTGTTGCACTCATTATACGGTCCTAATGGTTATCTCTAGGACTCCACCGAAGCCATCAAAGCGCTTATCTGGAGGAGTCATGCGGGTGAATGTAACTTGCTCTACTACTGCCTGACGAGATTCGCCAGTTGAAAGGTCCTGCCATATAAGCACATCGCCTGTCTCTTCAATATCTTCTAGTAGTCGGATTCGGTCAAATGCTCGACCTTCATACCCAAATACTGTATTAAATCTATCTGTCTCAACATCAAAGCAGTACACAGGGAAGCGTACAATGCGCTGACGAGGTGTAGCAATGGTTGCCTTTGCCTGGTATCCCTTAAAGGTTGGACCCTTGGTTGTATCCGTAGCATCGCGGTAAAGAATAAACTTATAGGCTACATACTCTTGTGCAGTTGCTGGTCGCTCAGTTCCAACCTCAATAGGAGGAATTGCTGCATCGTAAGAGATGTGGTCATACTCAATGCCATTCTTGTCGACAGTTTCAAGTGTCATTGAACCATAGGTAAAGTCACCACGACCTAGTAAACGCTTGAAGTTCTTAGGCTCAAGGGTTCCATAGCGAATATTGCCTGTTGTAATGTAACCAGATGTGCGAAGAGTCGTTGCATCTTCTACATAGATAGCCCCATTTGCAGCAGATGCATAGGCGGTACAGAACATAAGTCTGTCTGCAGTTGTTGGGTCTGTATTACCATCAAGACATACAGCAGTTGTTACATGTCCAGTAACCCCATCATAATAGATGTCGTTAGCGTATGCAAAACGTAGTGTTTCAATTTCATTGTCTAAATCTAGACGGATAAGTCCTGGCTCACCAGCAACTGATGTTGCACACCAGATGTAGTGGTCGCGTGCAGCAAAGTCGTAGCATGGTTGAGTTGTCTCAACAATAAGTGGACCATACTTGATTGAACCGTCTTGGTCTGATACAGCCGCTGCGCGTACACCCTTGTTGGTTCCAATCATCATATATCCAAGATAGTAGTAAATCTTGTGGATGATTTCTCCTGCTGGCATTTCTGCTGCAATTACTGCAGATGAAAGTACTGGCATTGAACCATTGCTTGCAAGAGTATACTTCTCAATTGTTGATTGGCTTCCATTGTATCCTGATATGTAGATTGCAGGACCAGATGCTGTGATGCTTGTATACACATGGCTTGTTGAAGGATGCGTGTAAAGAAGAACTGGCGTTGCGCTTACCTTGGGTTCGCACTCGTACACTTTGTTGTCTGCGCAGATAACTAATCGTTGCTTAACATATTCCATAACACCATTTGTGATTATCTGGCTGTTGTCAAACAATTTAAACTCATCTGCTACGTTGCTTGAGTCACCAGTTAATGGCTTTCCAAAGGCAGTAAGTTTTGTAGTTCCACCAAATAGTTTATTAGTAATCCAGTAAGCGTTAGTTCCATCATCACAGATTGCATAGACTGGGTACACGCCAGCACCAGTATTGTAGTCAATGAAGTGAACTGGGTTGCTTGGGTCTGTTACTTTAATCTTGTCAACATCATACTCATCGTGTAGTAATGCGCCAGTAAACGTGCTCCACTTAATAGAGCGCATATGCTGTTGGACAACACCATTAGATGCAATTGGACCTGTAGTATTATGACCAGAGGTTACACTCTTAAGAAGAGTTGCTTGTCCTTTAGTCCAGACATTGACACCCTTGCTGTCAGAAAAACGGTAGTGTCCAACCTCATCCGTAGTTGCAGGGTCGTAGAACTTAATACCTGAGCCAGAGTGGAATGACATCTGTGAACGAATCCACCAACCAGTCAATGACTGTTCGCCTGGCTCCTGACCATTGTCAAATTGGTCCTTACGGAACGGTGCTGTCTGACGAATATAAGGGCGTGCGTCATTGATTGCATAGATGAACGGAAGTCCACCAACTGCTACATCGTATGCTACATCTGTATTCTGCCAAGTGGCAGTAGATGAAACGATACCAATGTCAGCAACACCACGTGCAACGTTGGATACTCCACTACCATCAAAACTGGAATAGACTCCATCATCACCTTCGGTAATATCTCTAGCCACGTTACTCCTTAATTAAAAAATTAGTTGAGCAGTTTCAACCCATGCTCAGGGGTAAAGCATTACGCTTTCTTAAACCAAGTTTGAGTATCTGTTCTAACCATCTGTGCAATGTCTTGAGTAGAAATAGTAAACTCATCTGTTGCTTGAGGTACGCCATCAAAACCATAGTCATCTATAACCATCCAGCAACCAGACTTAAGCATGTTCCAAGATAAAGTTACATCCATCTTGCATCCAGAATAACTGTGGTCGCCGTCAATATAGATAAAATCAAAACGCTTGTCTTTGTTATTAACTAACCAAGTAGCACTATCGCTTTTAACTTTAATGATTTGACCTGCGTATTGTGCTGTGTTGGAATCAAAGTTAGATTCAAAATCATCAACAAAGAATCCATTAGAAAATGCAGCATCCCACTTGTCAACGCAAGTTACTTTAGATGATGTATTAGTAAGTACTGTTTCAATAATGCCAATTGCACTACTGCCTTCGGCTGAACCAATTTCAAGAAAAGAAAGATTGGGTTTTCCAATCCATTCTTGCATAAGTTCGTTAACTGTTACGTCAACCTTTTTGGCATAAAAATGTTCAAACATTACCATGTTACAACTCCGCTTCCTGCAGTGAATATGTATGTATAATGACCAGCAAGTATTCCTGTACTAACTGTGTAAGTTAATGTTCCTGGAATTGATGTCATGGCTCGGTTTGTAGTTGGATACTGAATTACAACTATTCCAGCGCTACCAGATTTAGGAGCCGACCCTTGGTACAAACCTGACCCAACACCAGCGCCGTTGTTTGCTCGTGGTGGGTTTTGTACGCTTCGGTCCATACCATCAGTTCCGACCGTACCAGTGGTGGAGTAAACACCGCCACCACCGCCAGGACCGTAATAAATACCTACGCCAGTAATGGTGTTGTAGACACCAGGACCAGCATTTACGCCAGACCCTGCTCCACCTGCTCCACCGCCACCGCCGTATTGGTTATATGTACCACCGTTAGTAACGTTTCCGCCAGCGTAACCGTTATCGTTTGATGCTCCACCAAAACCTGTACCAGTGTTCATGCCTGAGTTTCCACCGCCACCATTACCACCTGCTATACCGTTACCATTAGTACCTTGTACTGCATATCCACCAGCGCCTCCGCCTTGGCATGTAACAGATGCAAGTTGACTTGCTTGTCCTTGTGCAGCAGCATGAGAGCCACCCGAATAAGTACTATTTGCTGTTCCAGCAGCACCAACAGTAATAGTAAAAGATGTACCAAAAACAGTATTAGTACCTGCCTTTACGGCACCGCCACCACCGCCTGCACCATTGACAGAGAACGAAGATGCTCCGCCACCAACTACTAAGTAGTTCATTGCTGGTCCAGCAAGAGAGGTAACACTGTTTGATGCAGCAGATGCTGCAGCAGAACCATTAGCATTAGATGCAACAACTGTAAATGTGTATGCGGTTCCACTTGTCAACCCACTTATAGTAGCGCTTGTGCTTGTGGTAGTTGCTGTTATTCCACCAGGGCTAGATGTAACTAAATAAGATGTTGTTGTTCCTGCTCCACCAGTAGAACTAGCCGCCCAAGAAACACTTATGTTTCCAGTACCATCTAAAATAAGAGCAGCAGTAGGTGTGCCAGATGCTGTTGGAATTGTTGTAGCAGTAACTGCCGTAGAGATAAGACCAGCAGCAGCGCCAACAGCGTTGCTTGCAATAACACTATATGTATAGGAAGTGTTAGTTTGCAAACCTGTAACAATAATAGGTGATGATGTGCCAGAGGCTGTGTAAGCGCTAGGGCTACTTACGACTGTATACAAAGTTGCAAGACCACCAACTGTTGCTGGTATAAATGCAACAGAAGTGCGCCCATTGTTATAAGCACGACCAGAACCTGAATCGGTTGCAGTAACAGAAGTTACTGATGCTGGAGCAGAGTTGGTGATAGCCCAAGTGCTTCCATTCCATATTTCAAATGTGGCTAAATCACCATTGTAAAAACTTTGACCAATAGTAGGTGAAACGGGACGTGAACTTTGTGGACCAAAAGTAGTACCCGCTGTGTATGCTGAACCAGAAGACGCTTCTGGAAATACGGATGATGCCATTATACTATCTCCACTCCGCTGATATGAAACTTAACTGTAACTGCTGATGCAAGACCAGCAATAATTTTAGTTGTTGTAAGCACTTGCTTTAGGTCAAATGTTGCAGTTGAGTTGGCAGCAATGGCTGCATCTTTAAACAAATCAACAGCATCAAGTGTAATGGTAAACGTAGCAGCAGATGATGCTGAGTTAGTTACTACAATGTTAGTAACAACCGTAGTGGTTGATGCTGGTACTGTGTATAGGGTTGTGCTAGATGTTGCTGCTGCTGTACGAGACAGAGCCTTTGATGTTGTAGCCATTAGTTACTACCTTTTCTGTTAGATTGCGCCCATAAGAGCGAGTATATAGTTGTCGTCAATTGCACTTACATTTACAGCACCCCAAGAAGAAGTGGTGCCATCAGTAGTTAAGAACTTGCCTGAGTTGCCAGCCTGAGACGGAACTACATAGGTAGTTGAATCAGTAGCAACAAGAGTTTTGCTGGATGGGATTGTTGTTCCATTTATCGATGTAGCAGTTGCTACGCCAAGTACAGGAGTTACAAGAGTAGGGCTTGTATCTACTACAAACTTAGTGCCAGTACCAGTCTGTGATGCAATAGATGTTGCAGCACCTATAGAGGTAATTGGACCAGTTAAGTTAGATGGTGCAAGAACTGTGCTATTAAGATAGTTAATTGTTACAGCATCTTGTAAATTAGTCGGGTCGCCTAGACCTGTAATCTTGTTAGTACCCATAGCCAAAGCACCAGATAGTGTGCCACCAGCAAGAGGCAGCATTGTATCGGCATAAGCCTTGGTTGCTGCATCTGTTGATACTGTAGGAGTCCCAAGACCTGTAATCTTGTTTGTTCCCATTGCAATTGCACCTGACATAGTGCCACCAGCCAAAGGCAACTTAGTTGCTAGGCTATTAGTAACAGTAGTTGAGAACGCTGCATCATTACCAAGAGCAGATGCTAACTCGTTAAGAGTATCTAGAGCACCAGGTGCTGCAGCAATAAGGTCTGTAATTTCTGTTTGTACATAGGCAGTAGTAGCAACCTGAGTTGTATTAGTGTTTGCTGCTGCTGTTGGAGCAGTAGGTACACCAGTCAACGCTGGGCTTGCTAGTGGAGCGTATGTACTTGCTGCGGTAGCAGTTGCTAACTTAGCATCTAACTGAGTCTGAATTGCAGAAGTAACACCATCTACATAACCAATTTCAGTTGATGAAACAGTTGATGAGATACCAAGTTTTGTCCAGTCAATTGCTGCTGAAGCGTTAATGTCTGCGTTAAGAATAGTTCCATCAGCAATCATAGTTGATGTAACTGTTCCAGTATCTCCAGCAGTAATTGCTGTTCCTGAAATCTTTGTCTTATCAATTGCAGCAGAGGCATTAATATCAGCATTAACAACTGAGTTAGTTAAGTTTAACTTGCTATAAGCAACCTGAGCAGATGAGTTAACGTCTGCGTTTACAATAGCCCCAGTACCAATAACTGTTGTTAGGCTTACATTGCCAGTGCCATCAAAGGTAACTCCACTTGCTTCTACATCTCCAGTTAGTTGGAATGTACGAGCAGTAGCAAGGGCTGTTGCAGTTGCTGCATTACCAGTAGTTGAACCAGATGTTCCGCTTGCATTACCTGTTACGTTACCAGTTAAGTTACCTGTAAAGGTTCCTGCAATAACACCAGTGCCAGTAATGGTTGGACTAGTTAAACTCTTGTTAGTAAGTGTCTGAGTTCCAGTTAGAGTTACTACTGATGTTGAAAGAGTATTAGTAGCAGATGATAAATCTTTGTTAGTTAAAGTCTGTGTGTTAGTTGTACCGACTACAGCGCCTGTTGCACCGTGTCCTGTTGTTGCCTCAATGTGGTCGTTTGCTTCTTGGTAGTCACGACCGATAGCCATGTGGCGAATAACTGCACCTGCTGAGTGAGCAGAGCCTGTACCAGGAGTAGGACCATCAATACCGCGAGCAATTGTTAGTGTATTACCAGATGAGTATAGGGTAATATCAACAATTTCTTCAAGGGCTGTATCTGGGTCAATGACAACTGTGTATGTCTGAGTTCCAGTTAGTGTCTTTCCACCCATGATAGATGCGCCATTGACAACTGTCATTGTTGTTGCAGTTGCTGTGATTGGAGAACTCAGCGTTGTTTGCTGAGAACGAGATGAATATTTTCTGACTGTCATTTAGGTTCCTATCGGCGGGAGAAGTGAACTCGAGGTGGGTAGTTCTGCTGTTGCGATTTTGTTTCTTCTTGTAGACGCTGTTGGTATAGAGCATACAATTGCTTGGTAGCACTTTGAGATGCACCAAAAGGACGCTTAGAATCTGTCTCGTCCGCCTGTGGGCTAACCTGAGATGCGCGTGCTGGGTCAAGGAATGTTAACAAACGATAGGCTGCGCCAAGGATTGCTACATCCTTTGTTGACTCTGGCAAGCCAGTTTGTGTTGAGTAGTCTTGAGAGTTAGTCGTGAAGGATACTGGGTCTGTTGCGTAGACTATGCGTACAGTACGTCCAGGGATAGGATACTCACCAAGAGTAATAGTCTGTGCGTTAGCACCAAAGGCTGTAGAATCTGCAGTTGAATCGAAGTCATATCGACGAATTGGTACCCACTCTTTAGATGGTCCAATTGATTCCCATGATACTGTAATGATGTTCTTAATGTTTAAGTTAGTGAATGCATATGTTGATGTTGCTGCATTGAATGTAAATGATGTTGACTTGAGAGCAAAGATGCTAGAACCAAGTGAACGGATAGTGTCGTTGATTGCACGCTTGACTGAGTGACGTGGAAAGGTTGGGCTAATAGTAACCTTGGTATCTAAGACATGCGTACCAGCAGTAGAGCCTAGGTAGCCACGCCCATAAGGGGCAACAGTTGCCGTATTAGAGATACGGTCATATGAATCGACCCACATTAACTCTTCATCAATCTCAATGATACCCTTACCGACAGACTCAGTAGAGCCAAGGGATAGGATAAGTGGGGAAGCACTTGATGAGGTTGTTGTAGTTACTGCAGTCTTAAGATAGGTTGCTCGGTCCTGTTGTAGCGTATAACCTGCAAGGTTAATAAGAACTTCATCAATCATGTTCTCTAAAGTAGTTGTCATGCGTTGATGCTCCTTAGGGCAGCAGGTGCTGCTAGTCCAGTAGTTCCAGCAAGTTCATTACAAACGCCATTGATTTTCTTGAACTTATCTCTTGTGCGTCCAGCCTGTGCCTTGATGTTTAAAGCGCCTACTGTTGCAAGACCAGTGGTACCAGCCCAGACATTAGCAGCGCCTTGTTCATCAAGAAACTTTGAGACATCAGTGATGCCTGCCAGTCTGTTAAGTTCTGCTGTTAGGCTACTGCCTGCTTTACCTAGTGCCATTGTTTAACCCTTCTTAGGTGTAATTAACCCTTGCTTTGGCAAGATTAAATTAGATTTCTTTTCTTCTTTAACTCCGCCAAAAAATGCTTTATAGTAATGTTCATCAAATGAGAATCGTTTCATGTGAGGAACTACTGCACCTGTGTGACAATAGACTGGGATATCTGCTTTGCCAACTAGTGCGAAGAAGTAGATATCTTCACCCATGAATGACTTGCCAGTTCCAATCTCATTGAAGATAGCAACTTCATTGCCAACTGCTTCAATAATCTTGTCGATTACATTTCGGTGCATAAGAACAAATCCCATACCCGCTGCCTCAACTTTGATAAGTTGGTTCTCTGGCATTGGGTGAACTCTCTTAATACCCACTACGCCATCTTCTGCTTCTGCGAAGTTAAAGATGGTTGGCATTGGAATCATTAAAGGTTCTTCTGGTGTATCTGTTGTAAAATAAACTCCAGTAAGGATAGGACGTTCTTTGACATCCTTGTTATCCCATAAGAGTCTAAACTTCTCTGGGCTGATAACAACATCTGAGTCAACCCATAGGAGCCACTCTGATGTATCGTTTTCATACCAATAACGAATTATCTTCTCACGCTGTCTTGCAATCTGGTTGCCTTGACTTCTTAGTGTGGTGGTAAAGTTGATGCCAGACTTAAGCATAACGTCTGTAACGCCTTGCATAAACTTGCCATCAACCATACCATTGTCACACCATGCGATTGATACTGTCTCTTGTGCCATTGTCCCCACCTTTGATAGTTGTTTCTTAGTAACCTGTAGGACGCGCTGTTCCTTTTGCCTTCTTAGCGGCAGCAGCCTTCTTTGCAGCAGCAGCGTTAGCAATAGTATTGCCACCCTTAGCAGTTGCTTCAGTAAAGCGACGGTTTCCGTATAGACGCTTAACTGCTTCTGCCTGCTCGCCCTTTAGTTGCTGGCGGCCATAAGCACGAACTTCTTTGCCAGCGGTCTCTTTAGTCCACTCTTTGCCAGTTCCCTGCTCTGCATATGACTTTACTAATAGCAGTGCTTCCTTCATTCCCATTTTTTTAATCTGGTTAATTGTTGCTTGTGATACTTTGATGTTCTTATTGTAGAAACTCTTATCGATTGCTTTTGCCATTTTTATTACCATTTCACCTTGTCTGCCCAATATGCGGCACTTAGTTTTCCTTTGGATATATTACTTGCGTGTCTTGCTTTGAAAGACTTCCTACGTGCTGCATATGATGCAGACTCTCCTGCTTTTCTAGGTGAGCCAGAAACGCCTTGTTGTCCAAAACGTATGGTCTTTACCTGGCTACCTACCTTAGCCACAACAACGTGTGACTTAGTAGGGTGGCTTGGAGTTTTCTTTGGCTTGTTAAAGCCTGCTACACCAGCCCGAGTTAGTCTTGAGTCTTTCAATTCTTTTTCCTTACTTCTTCTTTGCTTTTACTAACTTACCTGTCTTGTCATCATAACGGCGACCCTGAAGCAATGCTCCAAACATCTGACCAAAGGCTGAATCTTCTTGCTTACGAGCAGCATTTGCTAGGGCGCTATAATACTCGCGCCCTTTACCACCATCAGCCGCAACGTTTGGTGGGTATGAACTTCCCTTGGCAGAATTCTCGCCAGTTTTATTTCTAGCGTTAGCGTACTGCTTGGCTTCTTTAATTAAATTTTCTAGATATGATGCCATGATTACATGCCCTTCTTACGGACCATTGATGACTTCTTTGCTACGCGCTTGACTGCCTTCTTCATTGGCTTACCAGTTTTCTTAGCCTCGGCCTTAGCCATTGCCATACCTTTTGCTGTGTAAGCAAATTCTTTCATTCCCACTTTTGGCATTATACTTGTCCAATCTCTTTCATAACTTCGGCGGTTTTTTTGTTAATCTGATGTGCTTTAGGCATTGTCTCTGAATTGTAGGCTGTACCTAATGTTACTGATGCAGCGTAGGCTGCTTCAACATGAGCACGTGATGTGCCTCCTGGTTGAATTCCTTGAGCCTTGGCATCTCGATATGCTTGCAACTCTGAGTTCCATTTCTTATCTGAAATGTCTCTGGTTGCATCTCCTGTACCAAGTTCGAGTGTGGATGCCTTGCATCCGAAACAGCCCTCTACATATTGGGCATGTGTCTGTATTTGATGTAGTCCCATTTCATCTCCTACTGTGCTGTAAAGTTTGCTTCTGTAACGTCAATGTCAGCAACAATAAGCGCTGCCTTTGTTGCATCATCTACGGTATGTTCGTAACCACCACGATATACTTCTTCGTATTCAGTTAGGTCCTCATCTACTGGATAACGAGTTTGGAAGTATTCTCCATCAAGTTTAATAATTGTAATACCTTTGCGTAACTTTGCAAAGTAAAACAACCTGTGTCCGCCAGATGGACCTTCTAATACGTACGGTGTCGTGAATGTCCAGTTTGCCATGATTCTCCTTCTAATGGATTTACTGCTAA